AAAATATAATTTTCACCCTCTATACTTTGAATAGCTGAAGTAATCGCAGGCTCTAGAGCATGATGACCAAAATATCTTTCAGATATCCTTGAAGTTCTATACTTGATTTTGTTTTTTGAAGATCTCCTTTTAATCTTAAAAATCAATATAAAAATAATACTTAAAGGAAATAAAACTAATGAGTAAATAAGTAGAATAAATTTATATATTAATTTTTTTATATATTTAAGATACTTAGAATCTTTTGTATCTTCATAATCTTGTTTTGCTTTCAACATCTTTTTCTTGTAAACGGTACGGTCATTGTAAATGTCTTGCATCATCTCTGGTAGAAAACCATGTTTGTCTGTACGATACAATGCACCGTTTGGTGTAAGAGTAGTGTTCTCTGGAATATCTAAATCTACCTCACTCAACATTTCATTGACATAAGTTTTATCATCTGCAAGTTTAAGGTAGTTACCAGTAACAAGTGTCTCTGGTGACATATTGTACTGCATAATCAAGTGTGGATACAGTGAGTTCAAGTCAAAAGACATCACCCATTTGTGTTGACCAACTTGTGGTTCTTTGACGTATGCACCTTCATACTTGTCAGACTTTGATTGACTAGACTTTTGTGGAATCACAATCTTTTTGTTCTTGAGATAGTTATGAATAAGAACATCCCAATACTTAACTTGACCGAATACATCTTCATAGTTGACCTTCGCTTCGTAAGCCATGGTCAGACAAAGTTCCAACAACTTCATCTTGTCTTCCAGACGGTCAACAAGTTCAACGTCAACAATGTTATATTCTAGGAAAGATTGATAATCTTTTGTATACCAATCTTGAAAAGTCTCGTATGGATTTTCATTCTTCTTCTGACCAAGTTCGACAAATGCGATATGATTAAGTGCATAACTCTCTTGGTTTGTATATGTAAACTTACGATATAGTTGTAGATAGTCAAGATTTGCAACACCAGTAATATCATAGACTTGTTGTTCACGACCATGATTGTAAACTTTACGAGAACTAATCAAACCCCAAGGAGAGAACTCTTTAGCTCTGTCTTCACCAAGAACTTTAGTAACACGATTGATAAGATAGGGAATATCAAAAAAATCTGTATTCCAACCAGTAACAACATCTGGATAGTGTTTAGTCCAGAAGTTCATGAAGTTTGCAAGTAGTTCATTTTCATTTGAACAGTTGATATAGGTTACGTCATCTCTATCGTTCTTGAACTCACCCAAACCCCAAACAATAATCTTCTTGGTTGTTTGGTTCTTGATAGTGATTGCAAGCATTTCTTCCTCAGCCTTTTCTGGGTCTGGAAAACCATTGTCTGCTCGTGTCTCAATATCAATTGTAACTGTTAGGATTTTGTCACTATCCCAATTAACTGTATTAGGATATGTGTCTGAAAGGTATGTGTATGCAAACCTATCCAGACCAAAGACCAGATGAGGTTGTTGTTTGTATTGTTCTATAAATGCTTTTGCTTCTTTGATTGAATCAAACTTGTACGGTGTCGCATACTTACCGTCAAGTGTCTTCCATTCAGTTTCTTTTTGAACTGGAACATATAGGGTGGGAGAGTATTTAACCTTACGATTTACTCTCTCACCATTTTTGTATTCACGAACAAGAATATGATTACCCCAAGGGGCTACATTTGTATAGAAATTCATAATGTAAATATACCACCTTGTGGGTTAAATGTCAAGTCTTATTCGGATTTCGTGAAATATTTGTTAATCATCTCTAGTCTATCATCAGCAGCTGCGAGTTTGTTCAACTCCTCAATTACTGCTTCTGTGATATCAGAGTGTTCACCAATACCAGCAGGCATGGTTTGGTAAACTTTAATATTTGCGAGGTGTACTGCAACTTCACCTTCTGCTTGTTTTTTTGCAGCTTCTATAATATAATCGCCTGGTTTCATTCATTATTTCCTTTCCTTGTAGTTATAATTAACTTTTTCTGAGGGTCAACCATAACATTCATTTCTTTCATGGCATATCTATTCAGAAGAACATCCGTTCCTCTTTTACTCCTATCGTCAAGACCGAACATTAGTTCGTGTATGTGACCCATAAATTCTACTTCTAATTTGACAATAGGCCTTTCGTCAACTCCACCACCAGTTCTTGCTCTATATTCTTTTTCAAGTTTCATGGTGTGGGTTTTACCATCCACTGCTGTGAATGTAATCTTATTTCCATTAGTTTTAATATCGGTAGCGTGTAATACAGAATATGCACTGTTTCCAGTATCAAATTTTGTTTCTATTTCTCCAAATGGTTTTATGTTTACCATTTCATGATATCCACATCTAATGGGAACTTTATATCTATTTTTTGTATCTCTATAATGTTCTAGAACTTCTTTTGCAATATTCAATCCAGAGTTTGCTTCTTCTATACCTTCAGTGCCGGGCGAACTATTCACTTCTAGAAAATATGGTTTACCTTTATATGGTATAAAATCTACTGCAACAAAATCACCATCAACTGCTTTTGCAGCTATCATACATTGACGAATCTCTTCATCTGATAACTTGTATGATTTTACTCCAGCACCTTGTGTATAGTTACTTCTAAAGTCACCCTCTACAACTTCTCTTTTCATTGTTCCAATAATATCAGAACCAGCAATAACTACACGAACATCACCGTCTGTTTTTATGTATTCTTGAATAAGAACATCTGCGTCTTTATTTTGTTTATAAATTAACTGTACTAAAGAATCTAGAGCTCTTTTGGATTCAACAAATAAAACACCAACACCACCAGCACCTCTAAGTGTTTTAAGAATAATTGGAAACTTACTATCAAGTTCTTCTAATGCAGAATCAATATCTTCTTCTGTAGGAACAAGAACACTTTTTGGTTGGTCTAATCTAAAATCTTTTAATCTAACGTAACTACGATACTTATCAGCACAAATACTAATCGTTGTTCTACTGTTAACACAAGTAATACCAATTCTCTCTAGTTCTGAAATCAAGTCAAGGTGACTATCTCTGGTTGGTGTTCCTCTGATAAAAACAACAGTATCCTTAGAACTAATTTCCATACTATCATCTTTATTAGAGATAACGTATTTACCATCATCAAAGGTTAAGGATGTTTTCTTAAATTCACATAGAATAACTTCCATACCCATTTTCTTGGCTTGTTCTTGAAACTTAGTCGCAGTCTTAGACTTGTCGCCTACCTCAACTGTAAGAATAACTACCTTGTAGTCTTCAGTTGTTTCTTCTGACAAGAATTGACTAAAAGTTTCCATCTTTATTCTTTCTTTTTACCAATATTATATTTGGTTTCAAGTAACCATTCATTTTTTTCTTTAAAACTAATTACTTTTATTTGTGATAATGGTGCAGCCTCAACTACACTTTTACCTACGACATTTATTAATCCCCAATCCGATAAAAGATTAGCGATTGTATTTCGTCTTGCAATATCGTTTTCTGAAATGTTTGTGTCCTTACCATCTAGAGCAAATAGCTCTTTGAAATGAACAATGTAATATTTACCTTGTTTATGTAAAATATGGCAGGACTGAAATAGAGTTTTGTTTTTTCTTGACGCAACACCAATGCGAGAAAGTGTTTCACGAACTTTGAGAAAGTCATCTGGTTCTTTCAAACCCACCTCAAGCATTTGGTCTGGTTTCCATAAACTATCATTCATTTTTTCCACCTTTATTCAATTTTGTTTTTATATAGGCGATTTGTTCATCATTTAGTATGTTCAAGGCAGACCTTGCTTTTTCATTATTATAACCAAAGTATTCTTTGACATACTCTAAATTCTTTGTTTTACTCGCCTTCATCCAAGGAGCATATCTATTTTGTCTCCTTACACTATTTAGTAAAAAATCATACTGTAGTTTGTTATCAAGATGATGGTGGAAGTTCATCTCATTTACCAACATTACTGTATCATTAAATGGTGCAAGACATTTATTAATGATAAATGGTGAATACTTCTTTTCGTAAAGAGGGTCATCACCATCCATCAAGTTTTCCTTAGATGTATTGATTGATTTTAAGTATTCTTTAAGTTCGTAAGCCATCTACTTGAACTTCACTTGAGACATAAGTTCTGTCATACAGGCTAGAAGATTGATTTCTTGGTCGGCAACGAAAGCCGATTTGTAAGAATAGTCAGCAAGTATAACAACAGCATGGGGGATAGTAGAAGGCACCAGACTATCATAAAGGGAATCGTAAATCCTACGATAAATACGGCTTGGGTCATTATCAAGATTGTTGACAATCCATCTACGAACATTGGTAAACTCTTTACCTTTAAGAAATGTAAGAAGTTCTTTGATTGAGTCTTCAGATAAGTTAACCAGTATTCCAGCATCAATTTTCCCACTTGCACTGTATCGTTGCAACTCATTCAGAACCCTTCTCCAATCTGGAAAAAACTTTTGAATAAGTGTTGCAACTACTTTTTTATCGTAGTGTATCTGTTCATTATTTAGGATTACTGCACATCTATTCATGAAGTCCATTGCAAGTTGTGGTTTTTCCTCAGCAGGAATACGAAATTCAATAGTAGAACACCTACTGTGCAAAGGTTCGATGATACGATTTCTAAAATTACAAGTTAGAATAAAT